GCTGCGTTAATTGCAAATGCTTCAAGTTCAATTGAAAATTTCTCTTTAGTTGAGAAAATGATTGAAAAAATCACAAACGTTAAACCTGCTGAAAAAATCTTTAATAGCGAAAACGCTAAAATGGATGCTGAACGTGCTGCATGGTCATGGACTGATTGGAGTAAAAAAGACTCAAAAGGACTTCTTAAAATGAAGAACGAAAGTCCAGCACTTTATGAACAATTGTATAACAAAGAATTTAAAAAATAAATCATGAAAAAAATCATCGCAATATTCGCAATCGCTGCTTGTTTTGTACTAGGTACAGAAGTAAAAGCACAAGCAACTGTATCATGGCCATCTGGTGCTATGACAGTAGCATCAGCAACAGCAACAACTAAAGTTCCTGCATATTCAATCACACCTTCAAATGTGTCATATATGTTAAACTTAACAGTTGACACCTCATTAGTAATAACTTTTGTTCCTGCAACTTATAAAATTAAGGCTGGCGCAATTGCTTATGTAAAAGTAACTAATGGAGCAACTGCTGCAACTCGTACTATTACAGGAGGTACTAAGTGTACCATGGCAAGTTATACAATGACATCAAACAAACAACACATGTTAGTGTTTGTGTATGACGGAACCAACTTTATTAACACGGATGTAATTAAAGTAAACTAAAAACACAGAAAAATAAAACCATGAAAACAACCAAAACTATTGCAAAACTATTCGCTAATATTGTTAGTGCATTTTTGCTTACATTTATTTTAACTTCTGTGTTTGCAGAACAGTTAAGCATTAATAATCCTTTAGAAGTTGCTGCCGGTGTTACCGTTGTAACTGTATTAGCACAATTTGTGTTGATAGCTATCGGATATAAATCTAATGCCCCTCAATTTGCTTATATGAGCTTATTAGTAGAGGTATGGAGCCAAGAAATTCAAGAAAACCTTTACATGGGTAATGAATTTATGAAAATGGCTACAGACCATTCAATGTGGGTTCGTTATAAAACTGTACACGTTCCTCAAGCTGGTGCAACTTCTACAGTTGAACAAAATCGTACTTTATTCCCGGCATCAATTGGTTCACGTACAGACACCGAGTTAACTTATAACTTAAATCAGTACACTGCTGACCCTATTTTGATTCAAAACATTGAAGAATTGCAAATTTCTTACGATAAGCGTAAATCGGTATTATCAAACATGATGAGCCAATTGCAATTTGTTGTAGCAACTCAAACTTTATACGCTTGGGCGCCTTCAGGAGCTTCAAGAATTGTTCAAACTAGCGGTTCAACTTCAACTTTAAACTTACCTCATTCAACTGCAACTGGTAGCCGTAAAATGACTACTATTTCAGACATCACAAAATTAAAAGCTATTTTAGATGCTGATAATATTCCTCAACAAGGACGTATTTTATTAGTACCTCAATATATGTATAACGTTGACTTGTTAAACATTAGCGGTATCGTTCAAGCTTACCAATTTGGTACTGCAGTAGCTCCAAGTGGTGTTGTTGCTCGTTTAATGGGCTTTGATATTATGATTCGTTCAGAAGTATTAGTGTATGATAATACAGGTACACCTGTAATTAAAGCTATCAATGGTGATGGTTCATTAACTTCTGCTGCTGCAACCGATCAAGGTGCTGCAATTGCATTTCATCCTAATTATGTATGTCATGCATTGGGTACAATTACTCCTTATTATAATGCCGGTTCAAATGGTTCAGGATTACCTGAATATTATGGTTCAATTTTCTCGGCAGAGGTTATGCACGGAGCTTCAAAACTTCGCACTGACCAAAAAGGAATTGTTGCTTTAGTTCAAGGAACTTAATAATTAATGGGGGTTAATAGCCCCCATTTTAAAATATTTACAATGAAAAAAGTTAAAGAAACATTGCTAGAAACAGCAAAAAGAATTTCATTAGGTTACTGGAATAGAGATTACAAGGATGTATTCGTTTTATTCCCAAGCCAATCAGTTTACGTAAATACTAAACCCTCTGAATTAGAAGAACACATCATTGCTACAAAGCAAAAAGTTGTTATTGTAAAAGAAGATGGTGTTGTTGTTGAAGTAGATGAAGAATTTAAAGATGAAGTTGTTGCTGAAACAAAAGTAGCTCCTGTTTACGAGAAAAAGAAACTAAAAAAGAAACTTTAAAATATTATTAAATGAATAATCTTACATTTGTAAAAGGTAGTGGCGGCTTAGGCAGACCATTAGCCGGAAGTGATTATGTATCAGCTATGTTATTTTATAGTGGTGCAACGCTTCCAACCGGTTTTACTTCTAGCGATAGAATTAAGACTGTTTACAGCTTGGAGCAAGCGGTTGCATTGGGAATAACAAATACAAGTTTAGGCGAAACTAAATCAACTGCTACCTATTTGTTTACAAATAAAGGTGCTGCTGGTGATACTTTTAAAATTACTTGTGCTACAATAAATGGAACTGTTACATTAGCAAGTTACACTCAAGTTACTGCTGACGTTACTTCTGTAACTACTGCCGGTGACCGTTTAGCAGCAGAGATTAATATTTTAACTCCTGTACATGGCTTCACTGCTTCAAATAATACAGGAACAGTAACAATTACAGCTGTTGCAGGTCAAGGAGTGTTTTTGAATACAGGAACACCGTATGTAGTAACTATTGTTGGAACAATTGCTGGAACATTAACACAAAACGTTGCTGCTGGTGTAGCTTCGGATATTGATATTATGTACTACCATGTTAGCGAGTTCTTCCGTATTCAACCAAAAGGAAAACTTTACATTGGTATTTATGCCACAGCAGGTGTTGGAACATTCTCTGAAATTACAACAATGCAAAATTATGCACTTGGCGAGATTCGTCAAATAGGTGTATATTACAAATCAACTGCTTTTTCTTCTGCCCATATTACTACTATTCAAGCAATTTGTACCTCATTAGCTGCAAACAAAAAGCCTATTCAGGTTATTTTAAATGCTGAAGTAAGTGGAACAGCTGATATTACTACTTTGGCAAATATGCGTTTATTAAACGCTCCAAACGTTTCAGTAGTTATTGGCCAAGATGGTGCCGGTTCAGGATATAAGATTTATAAAGCAACATCCAAATCAATTGGAATGGTTGGAACTACCTTAGGAGCCGTTGCTCTTGCAAAAGTAAGTGATGACATTGCATGGTATTCTAAGTTTGACATGAACAATGGGGTAGAATTTGATACATTGAACTTTGCTAATGGTCAACTTTATACAGCTATTAGTGATACATCTATTGCAGCTTTAGATTCTTATGGTTGGATTTTCTTGGTGAAAGAAATTGGTTTATCAGGGTCGTACTTTAATGATTCACATACTTGCGTTGCCTTAACTAGCGATTACGCATATATTGAATTAAACCGTACAATTGACAAAGCAATTAGGGACCTTAGAACATTTGTAACACCGGCTTTAGGTAGCCCTGTTAAAATTGATGCAACTAATGGAACTATCAGCGAGGATTCAATTTCATTTTTTGAAACTTTATGCCAACGTGCATTAGAGGCAATGCAAAATAATGGAGAAATTAGTGATTATGCTGTAATTATTGACCCTACACAGGACGTTGTAAGTACTAGCACATTAACCATTGCTGTTGAGATTGTTCCTATTGGAGTAGCTCGTACAATTGTTATTAACATTGGATATGTAGTTTCCTTAACCGCTTAAAAATTTAAAAAATGAGTTACGTATTACCTGTATTAATTAACGGAAAAGCCTACGAATGGGCTGATATAATCGTTAACATTCTTGGTGTTCCTTTAACCGGGATTACATCAATTGAGTATGAAGAAAATCAAACAATGGAGAACGTTTATGCTGCTGGTCGCTATCCAAATGCGAGAACATACGGAAAAGTTGAGCCGACTGCGAAAATTACTCTATTAATGAGCGATGTTGAGGCTTTACAAACCGCTGCTCCAAATGGTCGTTTACAAGATATTCCTGAATTTGATATTTCTATTATATTTTTAGATACTAACAACCAAACTGTTAAACACAAGTTAAGAAATGCGCGTTTTATGAATAATAAACGTACAAGTTCTGCTGGTGAAGGTGCTTTAAATGTGGAAATGAATTTAATAATTTCACATGTTGAATGGTAAATAATTATTATATTTGAACAAAATATAATATATGAAAACACCAGAAGAGTTAGAGATAATTAAGGCAGAGTTAAAGCAAAAGTATAAAAAGGTTAATCAAATAACCATTCCTTGTGATGAGGATGATTTAAGTAAACACTTTACTATTTTTGTAAAAAAGCCGGACCAAACAACTAGGTCGATAGTAAGTAAATTAGTTGATAAAGATTGGTACAGAGCGATTGAGGCGGCAGTAAAAAACATTTGGATTGGTGGAGATGATTTAAACGAGGTTTTAAAATTCGATGATGCGCTTGCTTCTCTTGATAATCCAATAACAGAACTATTAAAAGTTGAAAAGGCAGAGTTAAAAAAAAACGTGTAAATTTTTACAATAAATTACATTCTAAAACGGAGCAAGGAGAATTTTTAAGACAAAATGCTTTGCTCCGTTTTTATTATCACATAGACCCAACAAAGATATGTGAAACTAAAAGAGATAGATTAGTAATTGAAATGGAATATGTACTCTTAAAAGTAGGAATACTTGTAAAAGATGAAAAATGAACTAAATTATAATTTATCCCTAAAGGACTTATTCACTCCTAAAATGCTTTCTGCATTAAAAGCAGCTGAGAGTATGGATAAAAAAATGAGTTCAATTTCATCAAAGTCTATGGGTGCCGGGCTTGAAGGAGGCATGTTAAGAAGTGTTACAGCTGGTAATTTACTTTCACAAGGCATTCAAAGATTAGGTACTGAGATATGGGATTTTGAAAAATCATCTGTTCAGGCATTCGCAAAACAAGAACAGTTTTTAGTATCATTAAAAACAATGTTCCATGGTAATTTGACAGAGGCAACTTTGTTAAATAATCAATTAAAAGAGTTTGCAAAAACAACACCTTTTGAATTAACGGAAATACAGGATGCAACGAAAATGATGGTTGCATACGGAAGTAATTCATCAAATGTTGTAGGAGAAATGAAAATGTTAGGGGATGTTTCTTCCGGAGTAGGCTCTACATTAAGTGAAATAGGATACTTGTACGGAACTTTAAGGACCCAAGGAAGAGCATTTTCTAAAGATATTTACCAGTTTACCGGGAGAGGTATTCCAATTGTTAAGGAATTAGCTAAACAGTTTAAAGTTACTGATGACAAAGTAATGAAGCTTGTTGAGGATGGAAAAGTAGGATTTAAAGATATTGAAAAAGCCTTTAAATCAATGACCAGTGAGGGCGGCCAGTTCTTCAATATGATGAATGAGCAGTCTAAAACATTATCAGGTCAAACATCTAACTTAGCTGATGCATGGTCTCAATTAAAAGTTTCAATAGGAGATAGTCAAAGTGGTATTTTAAAAGATACTGTTTCGTGGGCAACTGATATGGTTAATGCTATTAATGCTGGCATAAACTCTATAAATAACGCTCAAAGTCGTATGAAAAAAGGCGGCATGAATTATGATATGGGATTAGGTGCAAAAGATTTTATTGATCCAACGCGGTTATTTCAAAAAAAGGAGTTGGCTGGAATGAGTAACACCTTAGATGCACAAATGAATGTTGCAAACAGGTCTCTTGCCGATGCAAAAGCACAACAAAACTTACTAAATGCTCAAATTAAGACATTAGCTCAAGAGTTTCAAGGAGGTAAAATTGATGCCAGAGAGTTTAGCATGAAATATGCGATGTTATCTGGGTTTCAAAAAGAGCTTAAAGATGTTGTAGGAATACGTCAAAAAAATGAAGGTGCAGATTTAAAAGAGGCAGAAAGAAACAAATCTTCATTAATGGAAGATAAAAAGTCAAGCACTGGAACAAAATTATCGAGTACTGATATAAGTGTTGCACGTCCACAATCAATTATTATTAACGTTAATGATGGATTAGTTAAGGAGATGACAATACAAACAACTAATTTAACTGAAGGCTCTGCAAAAATTAAAGAAGCCGTTGCAGTAGCATTAATGGAGGCTTTAAATGATGCAAACGCAATGGCACGATCATAATGGCAAAGTTTATTATACCCAAACAAGTAATTGAAAATAAGGCGAAACTTATTTTAAAAAGCAATACTACTCAGTTTCTTGCTCCTAAGTTTTTTAAGGTAGATGAAAGCAATGTCTCAATAGAACAAAATGAATATACTTTAGCCAAGCAAGATTATCCAAAAGGAAAGTTTGGGATACCGGTATTTGATGCAATACAATTTGATAAACTAAGCTATAATAGACCAAGTGACGGACAGTTATTAAGTGTATCTCAATTGTTTTTTGAAACAGCGTTAATCGAAGTAAACCAATCAAAGATTATTGTACAAACACAGGTACAAGGAAGAAACGGAACAGTTAAAGAATATATTACTGACGGTGACTGGGAGGTAACTATTACCGGTGCCATGATAAGCGAACATTCAAATGTGCCTCCTGAGCTTCAGATTCGGCACTTAAACGAGTTTAAAAATGCACCTGTTCCAATATCAGTTTATAGCAATTTCCTTGCTTATTTTGAGATTTTTAGTCTAGTTATTAAAGATTTTAGGGTAAACCAAATAGAGGGAACGCGTAACGCAATATCATTTACAATTAATTGTATTAGTGACATTCCTTTTGAAATACAGTATAAAGATAATAACTCTAAATTTAAGTCCACTGCATCATTTTAATGTTAATACCAAGAAGTAAAATAACTATTACGAAATATGATAATACTCTTCCTCCAACTGCTGTTTATGTTGAAGGAAGTGGAGAGCAGTATATAATTGACTTTGTTACAGAAATAGAGATTGAAGAAAGTTTTGAAAGCAGAACCAATACATGCAAAATAACTTTTCCAAGGGCTTTAAATTTTGAAGGTAAACAGCTATTTCATGGTGATAAACCTTTATTTGAACGAGGAGATAGAGTTTTAATAGAATGGGGTTATTACCCAAATATGCGTGAAATTTTTAACGGATGGATTGCTAATATATCGGCAAAGATTCCTGTTGAAATTATTTGTGAGAATGACATGTTTTTATTAAAAAACACAGTAGTAACTTATCCTGATGCTTCAAAAGTAAATTATTCTTATGTGAGTAGAAAAAAAGGCTCACAAAGACGAGTTAAAAAACCTCATGTTATAAGCCCACAAGTAACGCTATATGAATTATTAGATGCAATTCTTCCAGATGATATTTTATTTAGTTGCATTGACATGAACTTAGGAATGTTCAGAGCAACAAAAGCATCAATTGCTAAAATTCTGGACGTATTACAGGATAAATACGGACTTTATTCTCGTTTTGGTAATGATCGTAAACTTTATGTAGGATTTCAAAGCGATGCAAGCGATACAAATACAGAAGAATTTGAATTTGAACGTAATATAATAGATGATGCGGATTTAGAGTTTCAAAGAGCAGAAGATGTAAGTTTAAAAGTTGTAGTTGTTAGCATCGATACAAATGATGTAAAAACTGAAGTTGAGGTTGGAGACACTGATGGCCCACAAAGAACATTTCACGTTTATAACATGAAATTAGATGACATGAGGGCAATGGCTGAATTAAAACTGACTGAATCTAAATATACTGGATATACGGGTAGCTTTGAAACTTTTGGAGAACCTTATGTTAAACCGGGAGATATTGCTAAATTAGTAAGTAAAAAATTACCTGAGAGAAATGGGTCTTATATAATACCAAGTGTAAAAAGAACATTTGGAATGAATGGATCTAAACAAAGAATACAAATAAACCAAGAGGCATGAGCGATAACGGTGATATAAAAAAAGCTATCAGATTACTTAGCGGAATAGAGGATAAAGAAATTTACTCAATTATATGTACCGTTAAAAGTGTTGATTTAACAAATAAAACATGTTATTGTGTTCCGTTAAGTGGCGATGCTGATTTGCAAAGTGTAAGCTTAATTCTTGATAAGAAAGTAGGATTTATGATTATACCTACAATTGGCTCAAAAGTAATGGTTACAATGCAAAATGATGAATCGGGATATATTGGAATGTTCAGCGAGGTTGATTTTATTTATTTGAATGGGACCAGTTACGGAGGACTTGTTAAAGTTATGGACTTAGTAACAAGATTAAACACAATAGAAAACGATATTAATACTTTAAAAACAATTTTTAGTTCTTGGACACCAGTTGCAAATGACGGAGGAGCAGCATTAAAACTTAGCTCTGTTTCTTGGTCGGTAGCATCATTAACACCAACAACTCAAGCTAACATAGAGAATACATACATTAAACATGGCAACGGCAATTGATTATTTATTAGACGATTCCGGGGATTTGGTGATTTCATCAACCGGTGATTTTGAGCGCACAGAAAGCGACCAACAAGCATCAATTTTGATTCTTAATACAAGCCAAGGAGGGTGGAAATTTCACCCTTTTTGTGGAGTAGGTATAAAAAAATATAAAGGCTCTTCAGGAACTAATTTAGAGATGAAAAGAGAAATTACAGTCCAGCATCAAGCAGACGGTTATAAAGTAAATTCAATTATTGTTAAAGATTATAGTGATTTTTATATTGACTTAGAAAGGATAAACAATGGCGATTAAAAGTGTAACAATTACAAGCGATCAAAGTCTTTTTGATATAACTTTACAGTATTACGGTGATGTAACAAAAGTTTACGATTTAATTGCGCTAAATGATTGGATACCAAGTGTTATGTATAATAATTTAAAGGGTAAAACATTAAATTATGAAGAACAAAACACAACTGTAACGAACTACTTTAAGGCAAATAAAAAAACTATCATTTCAAAGTTTCCTCAATTATTAGGGACCTATTATAGTGAAGAATTTTTATTGTCAATTGATGAAGCGTTTAAAAAATCTTTAGAAAACACATAAAATGTCGATAAAATCAAGAGCAGACTTAGCCACAGAAATAGGAAATCTATTAGCCGATAATACAACCGGAGATGTTAGTTTGGGTGATTTTCGTACTGTTTTAATTGATATTATAGATAGTTGTTTAAATACTACATCGGATGCCGGTACAACAGGAGCTTATATTTGGAGTGGTGCAACTCAATATTACACCAATCAGATTATAAATTATTTAGGAAATTGGTATGTGGCCAACAAAAATCCGGCATTAACCGGAGCTTTTGACCCTGCCGACTGGGATATAATATCAAATAATTTATTTAAAGCGACATTAAGCCTAACTGCTGCTCAAGTTAAATTATTAAACACTACTCCTCAAACAATAGTTCCGGCTGTTTCTGGTAAATCGATTGTTTTAATATCTTCTCAGTTAAAAATAACTTATGGTACAGTTGCTTTTGCAACAGATACTAGTCCTTACATTTATACTGATACTGCTACAATTAGGCAGGAAGATTTTCCAACTGTTTTAAATGCAACAACATCAAGAACAGTTAAAGGAGTTCCTTATGCATACGTTGCTCCAATAAGTGCAACCGATACCCAATTAATTAACAATAAAGCTCTTAAAATTACATGTGCTGCTAATCCTACTGCTGGTGATTCAACAGTTGAAGTTACAGTATTTTACACGTTAATATAATGATTCAAAACGATGATATTCAGGCTAGGGTAACAATAACTGACAATAGTGGTAATCCTATTGTAATTTCCTCATTAAATGCATTAGAAATATACATTTATGAGTTAATTAAAGGTGAAAAATCATTAAAAGCAACCTATAAAAAAGGGAATGCTGGGTTGTATAAAATAACTACTTATGATGATGCTAATGGAGTTGTTGATATTATCATAAACAGACAAATGACAAGAACGTTAACAACTGGTAAATTATATTTAGAGACAAAAGCACAATTTAACGCTACAAGCGACTTTATAAGTTCTTTGCAGAATATCGGATCAACAGGAGTTGAAATTGATTTAGTTGAAAAGACTGCTAATGCAAATAGTTTGATATGATACTATGCAATGTAACAATAATAACACAACCAATTTTAGTAACTGTATCGCTTAACGCGGTAATTGATGCATACGTGGATACAGAAGAAACATATACAATATCTGGAATGACTCAAACGCTTACACATAACCCTGTTTTTATTTACGGTGTTTATTTGGAAGGTCAAAGGCTTACAGCTGGTCAAAGATATTCACAAGTAGGAACTACAATTACATTTGACCAAGATTATTCTGGAATGAGTGTAACTATATCATATAAATATTAGAATTATGAGAAAGATAGCCATTGGATTATTAGTTATTTTTTGCTGTGTTGCAGTAAAATGTACAGTAGGGCAAACATTAAGATTTACACAAATCGAAAAGACTTCACCAGTTGGAGCCGGAAGTGTTGTTGTTACTAACACAGCGGGTGTTTTGACTTATACAACAAAATTACCATCTAGTGTAATACCGACTTTATCGGCTTACGTTCCTTATACAGGAGCTACGGGTTCAGTTAATTTAGGGGCGAATAGTTTTAGTACAAGTGTTATTTCATTCTCAACGGATGGAATTGCAAAACAAAATTCCACAACAGCAACGAGCACGCAAAACGGTTCTTGGTGGCTTAATTCAGAAACTACAAACGGCTGGCAATGGTATTTAAACGATGCTACAAATTCAGGGTATCACACACAATGGAAAAACGGAACAGCAGCATTTGGATTATATTTAGCAAACGCAGGAGGGACTAAGGTGCAACTTGGCTCAACTACAAATGATGCTGTTGGAATGTACGTTAACGGAGGTTCGCCAAAAATTCGTATAGCAACAACTGGAAACGTTGGTATAAATACAAGTCAAGATGTAACAAGCACATTTAGCGTTAGCGGAGATGTTGGCATTAGTTCGACCGCTACTGTGGCGGGAGCTTTTTTAGCTTCATCTACTGCAACCGTAACAGGAAATACAAAACTTACAGGAACCGTTCAGGCAAATGGAACTGTGAATATTGGAGCAGGAACTTATGGAACGGATAATTTACACCAATTACGAGTAACAAAAGGAACTGGAACAGTTGATATTGGACAATTTACGGCTGGTTATGGGACTATTTGGGCTGGGGTTAATACGCCAGCAGCAACAAATTATGCAATGGCTTCTAACGGAACAAATCTTGTTTTAAACGCACCAGTTAGTAACATTTTTATGTCGGTTGCCAACGGTGCTAATTTGGTAAACGTAAATGCAAATACAAATTATTTTATAAAACCTACAAGAATAGGAAGCACAACAGCTCCAACCGCTACTCTAGATGTTACAGGCACAATGAGCGTTAGTTCAACCTTTAGTGCTGCTGGTAGAGTAGAACAGGCACAAGGCGCATCAGTGGCAAGTGCTAATAACTTGGCATTAGGAGCAGACGGAAACTCATTTGAGATTACCGGGACAAAACAAATAAATTTAATAACAAATACTAATTGGCAAAACGGTTCAATTATAAGATTACTTTTTACTTCAACCCCAGTTGTGAAAAATGCACAAGAAACAAGTGATTCTAACATTAAAATACTTTTAGCGGGCGGAGTAGATTTCAGTGCTACCGCAGACGATTGCTTAACTTTAGTTTTGTCAACCGTTGGAGGTGTTCAAGCATGGAGAGAGGTATCAAGGTCAGTAAACTAATGAAAACACTTTTACTAATATTATTATCTTTTAGCCTTAGTGGACAAATTTTGACCAAAAAGCAAACTGACTGGGTTACTCGAAATGATGATGCTGTACATTTCTATGCAGT